ATCAAAGTTGATATGATCTATGTATCTTTCTAATGTTCTAATTCTTGTAACTTTTGCTCCCTCTAATCCTTGAGGTAAGGTTAAAAGTATTGTTGTAAAAGTTCCTAAAATATTAGATATAGTAATTCGTGGTCTAGGAAGTTGTTTGCCGTTAAATTCAAATCCATTTGCTTCTATTGGCATTCTTGTATATTCAACACTATCAAATATAAGATTGCCATTATTGTTTTCACTTACACCATTATGAAAATAGTATGTTGTATTTGCACCATGAATTGTGGTATCTAGTTGTAGTTGAAATAATTCAACAATATTACTAGGATTTATCTTCTGTAGCTCTGATACAGGAGTAGCCATTAGGGTTCAAATACTTGTTGAAAAACCATATTTAATTTAGCTCTATTTTTATAAGGTATTGTCTTAGTCCATGCAGAACATATCCATTTATATTGTGTACTACTACCAGGAGGAGTCCAATCAAAAGAAGCACCATCATCTGCTCTAGCTTCAAGAAATGTTTCTATAGTATCTGAATCTGTTTCTGAGACATCAAAAGTCAAAGACCAAGTATAAGGAATAGTATTTAAGCCAAACTTTATTCTGTGTTGGTAGCCATCATTAAATTGAGCAACATTTACTTTTGGTTCTGTAGTCTTACGAGCTTGATAACTTGGGTTGATAGAAGGAAAAGTAGCCATTATGAAAGTAAACCTCCAGGTCTTTTTTCTTTAATAAGTTCTGATTGAACAACTGCTCCTATTAATCTACCTAATTCTTCACCATTTGCTTCGTTTCCTTCAACAGACGTACCAGAAGCATCTACATTAACTACTATGCTTGCTCCACCTATTGCATTATTAGCCGTAATTGTACCAGTAGCACCTGGAGTAAATAATTCTGGCCCTCTTTCTCCAACCAAATAACTTTTACCTCCTATGACATTACCACCATTTGCTCTCTCTCCATCAAGTAATTCTTTAACTCCAGGTCTGTCAAAAACACTATCAAAAGTAAATTGTTGTTTAAACATACCTAAAAACATATTCTGTAAACCTAAAGCAGCCATTCTTGCTGCATAATCTAAGAAATAATCTGTAATTCTATTTAACATACTTCTAAAAGCATCACTGACACTCATTGTTCCTTTAATAATTCCTTTAAAGGATTCTTCAAATCCATCTCTAATATTTGTACTTAAATCTAAAATCCTACGAAGAGGATTAATCATTTCCGTTAATTCATCTTTAGGAGCATTAAATTCTTGTACAAATTTTAGTCGTAAATTTAAATCCTGTACAACTTCGGCCAATAGTAAAGCGGATTTAGCCGTGTCCCTAAAACCAGTGTCTGCATCAATTAAAGCGTCTAAAAATGCTTCTTTATCTCTTATTAGTGGAGTTACTATTTGTTCTAATTGTGATTTTGCAATATCAGTTAATTGATTATTTTTGTAACTTTCTTCGTTATCCATAATAGCTCTAATCTCTGGAATTTTTGTTTTTTCAAGAAATTCCATCATTGCTGGATTTCCAACAAATAATTGAGCAATACGATATTTAGCACCAGCAATATCTAAATTGCCATACTGTTCAAATAAATTTTCAAATTCTTTTGCTAATGCTTCCCTTTTTAATTTCATAGAGAAATCAAGCATTTCTTTCATAGCAAATTTATTAGCTTCTAATGGGCCTTGTAATGCCAATATATTTAAAGCATTTTTTTGAAAATTAACTCCTAATGTTTCACTTAAATCAACAATAGATTGAGTAACAGTTTCTGTATCTATTAAACCTGTTAATAAATTAAAAGTTTCTCTTGTGCCAAAAGTCTCCGCTAATCCAATAGCTAATTCACCTCCAAATTTTTTAAATTCTTTTACACGTTCAAGTGATTCTTCAAGTTTTAAATCAAATTGTTTAGCCAAATCTTTAATTTGTTCTCTAGAAAAATTTGCATTTAAACCAAGTATTTCAGCCTCTTCACTTAATTGCCGTATAGCTTTTCTAAACTTTCTTGCTTTTTCTATCTCTTGAGCAACTGCTGTAAAAACTATAGAACCAGCAAAACCACCTCCAGGAGATAATGCACCACCAAGTAAACCACCAGCAGCACCAGCAGCAGCACCTACTCCACCTTGCCCAAATAACAAAGGAAAACCACCACCAATCATTGCACTACCAATACCACCTTTTAATCTACCCATTGCACCACCTGGCATAGCAAAAGGGCCAGTTTTACTTGCATTAGCACCAAAACCTAATTGATTAAACATATTTGGGCCTTTTTTTCCACCTAAAGCAGCAAAATTAGAAGCAGCAGCTTGTTGAGTTAAAATAGTAGCCATTTTACCTGTATTTTTTGCTGTTACATTTTGATCTCTTTCCATCTTCTTAAAATCATATTTTTCATTAACTGATTGACTAAAACTTGCAAAACCAGAACTACCATAAATTCTTCTGCTTTCATTTATTCTTTGCATTACAGGACCTAACCTTTGATTCCTTTCATTAATTCTTAATTGTTTTAATAATCTTTCTCTTTTATATAATTCTCGATTATATTTACTTTCCGTATCTACTAGCTGTTTTGCAGCTTTGTTATAACGATCTGTACCTATTGCTGCTCTTTCAAAATTATTTTTAGCTTGTTTTACGAGTTTATTTAAAGTTTGGAAAGAATTAGGAAGAGTTTTACTTTTTTTATTGGCAAGCTTATTAAGATTAGTTATTTCTTTTGATAAAGCAGAGACTCCTGATCTTACTTGTTTTAACTCTTTTGCACCTTTTACAGCAATCGCAATATCTACATTATAATTAGCCACTTGCTATAAGAATTAAAATATTTCTTCTATATTACCTTCTTTTACCTTTTAAAGCACTACTTCTTTGTGCTTGTTCTTTTTGTTTTTCATATTCCTCATGTTCTAATTCTCCATAGGCAACCCAACCTATTAGTTCTTCAACAGTTAGAGTCTGACACAATTCAGCAACAGTTTTACCTAGTTCTTTTGCTAAAGAGTAAATAAATTTCCAATCTTTATTAGCTTTTTAAATCGGCTTTAGCCTTTTTTACCTCCTTATCTGCACCAGTTTGTATCATGGCTATTTGAATTTCTTCAAGGATAGATGCTTCTATTTCTCTTCTTAAAGAGGCCTTATCACCATCCTGGAAAAGTTTTGAACCTTCTTTATCTAATGCTTTTTCAATCATCATTTGTAAAGCATAATCACTTGTTTCATCAGTACCTACTTTTTTTTGTATTGCTTCTCTTTCTGCAATAGTTAATGGATGCCAGTAAACGCTAAGCTCAACTACTCCATCTTTCACTACATCGTGCTTATAAAGTTGAGAAACTCCAAACTTGTTTCTTAAAAGGTCAACGGCTCTAGTCATAAATAATATAATGCTATTCTATTATACTACGCATTTGCAGAAAATTGACAAGATATTAAACCAAGAAAATGTGAAGAGTCATCTATATCAATAGGAACAATCCCTGATATATCAGCAACTCTTGGAGAACAATTAAATGTATCAGTGTAATTTGAAGCATTTACAGAAGTAAGCCCATCGATAACAGCTTCTCCTAACGAAGATAAAACAGAAGTGCCTTTACCTCTCGGAACATAAATATTACATCTAATTACACCAGAATAAAAATCTTGTGCTGCACCTTGTGTCTGAGTAGTAGCTTGTCCAAAATCAACAGACATAATAATGTATTTTTTAGTCTTACCTGGTGTTTTATAGACCATGT